TGTGCTATCAGGATCGGCGTATTTGCTTACAACATATTCGATCTGTACAGCGTCAAGCGTGCCACCAGTCGCGGCAAACGTATTGACATATGGATCTTGTACGGCAAGCGTTGTCCAAGTTTCAGTAATGCTTCCTGACGATCCAAGAGATGTCCAAAATGTTGGATCAGGTGGAATAAAGAAAGAAGCATCAGCAGCAAAATCTTGGACAACATCAACAGCGCCCATGACAGGCATCGTTGAGGGATACGTTAGAGTAGCGTTAAATGCAAATTGCGTATTTGATGGCAATCCGATTGCCGCAAAGTAAGCACTAGTTAGATCAGCGCCAGTTACGTTATCAAATAACTCAAGCGTACCCGAAAACCCTACGTTTGTTGTGTCTCCGCTGCCACGAGCAACTGTCCTTTCTGCCCAGTAGGAAGTAGATAAATAATCTTTACGGCTTGTAAATGTGCCGCTTGGTACGACTGTTTCTGCGATGTACGAATACGTTTCATTTCCGCAATAGAGTCCCGCACCAAGGATCGGGCAGGTGCCAGGTGATGATGCAAGCGTTGCCGCGCTGTTGTAAATGTTGCTGATTGTGATCGTCTGATCAGCCAAGAACGCCATGCAGCGCAGCCCCACCCATGTGCGGTGCTTAACGGGATTGCTGACAATCTCGCCTTGACTAACAGCAAACAGAAAGCTCCCTTTGAAGAAATAAGATCCAGCCTTGACTAGCGCCGGTTGAATCCAAACGCCTCCACTATTGTTGACACGTTTGCCGAACAGGATTGGCACGGTTTCGCCTGCAACAGCAATCCTCTGCTCTGCACCCAGATCAGCGGCCGGCGTTTTGCGGTTACCTGGTGAACGGTCTTTATTGGTGATTGATTGATTTGGCGCCGTTTTGGGGGCCGGAAACCCGCATACGTCTTGCGTTGTATTAACAACTGGTTTAGCTCGTTTGAGCCGTCGTCTGATGCGCTTTTTATCGGTCAGACGATCCAGCCATTTATTTGCGGGTGAAAGCCTGCTCATTGTTCACACTCCTTGCATTGGCTCAATACTGCAGCCAATGCCGTAGGGGATAGCACGGAAACGCATTCATCAATGCACTGCACGCCTTCTAGCTGAGTGCCATCAGCAGCAAAATAAACGCGGCGATTATCTTCAACCGTCATAGTGACGCCTTCATGGGTGCGGCCATCAGCGCATTGCACCTTCATGTTCACGGCAACCAAAATTCTGCTCATCGCCCCGTAAACCTCCCAATCAGATCAGACGCAACTTTCCGCGTTGGCACTTGTGGCTTTGTCTTGTCGATCATGGGGCTAACTGTCCACGACACTGAATCATCGTCAACCTGTGCGCCATCAATGCCGCCAATGTAGCGGCTGATCAGCTGGGCGCTAGCGGCATCCACGGAATCCTTGCCAGCATCCTGCAAATACAACGATGCGATCACCAGCCGGTTAGTGCCGATGGCACTATCAGTCAGATCAACCACGTCACCAGTGGCTGCAATCTCAATCGACAAATCACCAATCGCATTTGCGGCGCGCAGAGAGAAGCCTGATGCAGTGAATGGTATGTAGATGAAATCACCCTGCACGTCGCTATCAATCAGCGACATATCCTGTGGCACCTGATAGAAGTTCTGCCAGCGACGTGTTGGCGTGCGCTTGCCGCCGCTGTAGACGCTGTTGCGGTCGGCGTAATACTCAAGAAAGCACAGCAGATCGTACTCAGCCATCACGCCAGCCCTAAGGAGCGCCGCACGCTGCTATCGCCTGCAAGCAAGCTCAGCGTTTGATTGACGCCAGCCTGTACCGCTGCACTGAGATCGTCGGTGGTGACGTAGTTGGTGCCATCCATCTGGGTAACGGGGCCAGTTTGGATGCTCACGCTGGCGCCGCTTGGCACCACCATGCCGCCCTCAGCAAACCGCGGGATGGCAGCGGGACCACGCACGCCAGCCATCCAGTTGGCGGCAAATGCACCAGCCTTAGATTGCGGCACGATGTATTCCGGCTCACCACCTTCACCAACCATTGCCAACGTTGGGCCATTGACCACACCACCCTCAGCGAATTGAGGGATGTTAGGCATCGGCAGAAACGGAATTTGGGGCAGGTTTACGCGTGCAAGCGCTTGGTTTGCGCCAGCAATCACGTTATTGATAGCCATCACCACGCTGCTCACGGCGCGGCCAATGGTGTTCAAAATCTGATTCACAATGCCGCGCACCGTGTCAAAGGCAGCCTTAAATGGTGCGGTTATCGCTTGCGTCACTGACTTAAAAACTGTTGCAATTTTTTCAACAAGCTTGCTAATTGCATCGCCAAGTGGCTTTACAAAATTAGCCTCTGCAAACTGCACTACAGATTTGAATCCAGCGATAACCGGATCGATAAACACGGTCTTGAATCCCTGCGCAGCTTTCTGCAATACCTGCCCTATCGCTTGAAATGCTTGGCCGATCTGATCCCTGAAGGCATAGATCGCAACGCCAGCAGCAGCAGCAAGCGCAACCCACCCCACCGGGCCAGTAAATACACCGATCAAGATCTGGCCCAGCGTGCCCAGGCCAGCCACGAGCGGGCCAATCGCACCAGCCCATCCGGCAATCAATGCCGGGATAGCAGCCATAGCTCCACTGATGCCAGCCAGTAATGGGCCGATGGCTGTAAACACCGTGATCACTGCTGTGATCGCAGGTGCCAATGCAATGAAGGCAACCGTGAGTGCAGCGGCGCCGGCCACAAATCCCTGCTGTTGTGGCGTCAACGTTGCAAACCACTGGCCAATCTGCCCCAAGATTGCCAAGAATCCTGAGATCACAGGGATCGCCGCTTGAATCGCACCAGGTAACGCCGCGCCGAGTTGCTGCGCTAATTGCGTGATGTACGGCAAAGCGGCCGTGATCGCTTGATTGAAAGGCCCGGCCAGTTCACGCATGATCATGTTGATCGCGTCATTGAACTGATCAGCAGCCTGCGCCATCTCAGTGGTTACGGTTGCCGAATACTGGCTGATGGCCTCGCTACCACCGTTCAACATCGGGATCAGGTTGGCGCCTGATTTGCCAAATATCTGCATTGCCAGTGCAGTCTTCTCAGCGCCATCTGGCAGCTTTGAAAACTTGTCTGCAAGATCGAGCATGATCTCATCGACACTGCGAATCTTGCCTCTTGCATCCGTCGAGCTGATGCCAATCGATCTAAGCGCTTCATTGGCCTGTGACGCTGGATCCACGATCCCCTTGGCCAGCTTGCCCATTGCCTTGCCGACTTCATCCAAGCTGCTACCGGCATCCTCTGCTGCTGCGCCAAACTTGCTAAGCGATTCAACGCCTACACCAGTGCGCTGGCTGAGATCATTGATATTGTCAGCGCGATCAATAGCTTGCTTGCCAAGCACTGCAAGGCCGCCAACAGCAGCGGCACCCAGTCCTGCCATTACACCGGCAGCATTCTTGGCCACACCGCCAAGCTTGCTGAATGCATTGCTTAAACCAGTGGTTTGATTGTTGGCCTTGTCTAGCGAACGAGTCAAACCATCAATCTGGGCCAGACCGTCAACCTTTGCCCTGATGGTCAGGGCCGTTGTCATGTCCAGCGCCATGGCTATTTTTTGCGCTTGTTGACCGCTCCCACCACTGTAGCCTCCATGATCTGAAGGTCACCTAGAACGTCAACCGGATCAGCGATCTGCAGCAGATCAAACACCCAGCGCACAGCGCCGTAGTCCAATCCGATCAGCGTGCCTGAATCGGTGCGCCATTGCGTTTGCACCTTCAGAAACACGCGCACGGCTGGCCATGCGTCTGGCTCAACCTCGTAATTGACGGCCGCCTTGCTCGGTGGTGGTTCGATGCCAAAGATCGCCGCATCCTTTGCGGTCTCATCAATCTCCATACCACCGAGCCAATGCTCAGCGGCCCCGATTAGTTTTTTCGCTTCTGCTCCACCAGCGATTCAAAGTAGGCAGCTACCAGTGCGCCGGCCATCATTGGTACATCTAGCAGCTGTGCCTTCACTGCATTGCTGAATGGCACGGGCTCGCCATCACCGTCCACAATGCCATCCCAACCCACGAGGATCTCATCGGCAATGCTCTGATCGCTGACGCCTTCACCCGTATCCTCGCCCTTTTCGTTGGCCTTAACGCGCTGCTGCACCTCGCGCTGAATCTCATTGATGCGGCTTTGTGGCAGCCGCTTGAACTCAGCGTCAAATGTCTGCCGCTCTCGTTTCCCCCCATTGGCCGGCAGCTTAATGCTCACCGGCCAGGTGTAGGAGTCCGACTGCTTAAGGACAAATGCCACGCGGATCAGGTAAAGACGATCTCCATCTCATCATTGCCTGAATCGGTCGGCGTGGCAATGTACGGCAGCGTCAGCATCTGAATGCCATCCTCATCGCTGTAGGACGGGTTGCCGAGATCGATCTGATCAGCGGTGAAGGTCACGATATTGCCGGCGGTCTGGCCGTGCTGGAAGGTCAGGTTTCCAGTGGCGTTGCCGGTAGCGTCGTTGAAGAAATTGTGAGCGCTGACCGAAACGGCCTCGATCATCACCTCACCAGCAGGGGCGCGGTTGGTGATGATCACCTCTTTCGTGCAGCCCACCAGCTCGCGATAGACCAGCTCGTTAGCCAGCTCCATCGTGAAGCTCTGCAGGCAGCCGGCATAGCTGAACACCTCGAAGCCAGTGGTGTTGCCCTGTTTAAACACCACCGGGTCAGCCTGATTGGCGTAGGTCGGGCTGCTGATGGCCGATGCAGTCGGTGCGTTGTAGATGCCCGTGAACTCGAACGCGATGGTAGGGATTTCTCCCACGGTGCAGTTCAGCGAGAAGGTGCCGCGGCAGCCGGTGG